AAAAGATTTTATCGGATTAACAACTTCCGTAGGATTAACTACTAACACTGGAGGTCTATTTTTCTTCAGTAATGGTTCAAATAATTATGAGTATTCTTTGGGTAGTAATTATGATCAAGTTATTGGAACTGTAGAGAAAATAAAAACAACAGTTTCTGTTTCAACTTCCCATAATATGCAAAATGGGGATATTGTGAAACTAGAAGTAAAACCAAATATTTCTGTTGGAGTAGGTTCTTCAACATCAGTAAGAGTAAAATATGACCAAAATTCACAAAGATTATTGATTAATCCAGTAGGATTTAATTCTTCAAATATTAATACTACTACTGATACAATAACTATCAATTCTCACCATTTTGAGACTGGTGATAAAGTTCAATACAATTCTACAGATTTAATTGCATCTGGATTAACAACTGGTGGATACTTTGTATATAAAATTGATGATAATAAGATTCAACTGACAGAAACTTTCAAGGACTTGAATCAATCTATTCCAAAAGTTGTTGATATTATTGGTGTGGGAGGAACTAGTCATATTATTAGTCTTATTAATCCAAAACTTGACGTAGTTAAAAATTCGACTTTAAAATTTGATCTTTCGGATCCATCTTTAATTAATTATAAATTGAAATTCTATTATGATCAGAATTTTGATAATGAATTTATTTCTACAGGATTAGATTCTCAATTTAATATATCTGGAGTTGGAACAGTTGGTGTAGGAACTGTATCGACGTATTCACTCAGATACTCCGATGGATTCCCAACTAATCTTTATTACTCTTTCGAAAAAAATGGAGTTATTACTAATCCAGATACTGAAGTAAGAAATTATTCAGAAATTTTCTTTATCGATAGTGTTTATAGTGGATCTCACGTAATTTCAGGTGTTGCTGCAACGACTTTTAATATTTCCTTATATAAAATTCCAGAACAATTATCATATAATCAATCACAATGTGATTTATTGAAATACTCTACCACATCAGAAACTGCAATTGGTGGAGTTAATAATTTACAAATCTTATTTGGAGGATATGCCTACAAAAAAATTCCAAAGTTTGTAGATATTTCTTCCGAAAATGGATTTAACGCCAATATATTATCAATTTCTACTAGTATTGGTAGAATTAATAAAGTTAGAGTTTTGGATCAGGGATTTGAATATTCTTCCGATAAAACTCTCAGACCAGAAGCATATATTTCTCCAATATTATCAATAATAAATTCAAGCACTATTGATAATGTAAATGTATTGGATGGTGGTAAAAATTATTCATCCGCACCAAATTTACTTATATTCAATCCAGATACTTTACAAGTAGTTGATTCTGAATCACTTACCTGCAAAGTATATTCAAATTCAATTTCGGAAGTTGTTATTAACGTAAAATCTTATGGATTGAGTTCAATAAATCATAAAATTATTGCTATTGATAATAGTAATGGAGTTGGAGTTAATTCCGTAACTTCTTCAGTATCTGGTATTGTTACATGTATTCTTTCAACTCCAATTGCTGGATTTTCAACCAGTGTTTTTGAAGTTGGTGATGAAATATTCGTCGAAGGAATTCAAAAAGAAGGAACAAACGGTACTGGATTTAATTCTTCAGATTATAATTACCAGTTCTTTACAGTTACTTCATATCAAAATACCAATCCTGCAAGACTTGAATTTAATATTGCAGGATTAACTACTAATCCAGGATTTGCAAAAACTAATCAAACTGCATTTGCATCAATTATCAATAAGAAAAATTATCCCATATTTGAAGTTGTTCAAAGTTTTTCTACTTTTATAATTGGCGAAAAATTACTTTCGAATACAGGAACTGGATTTTTTGAAAGAGATTTGACCATAAAAGAATCTAGACAAGAATATATTAAAGTTGATGGATTCTATACATTATCTAAAAATGAGGTTATTAAAGGGAAAAATTCTGGAGTATTAGCAACTATAGCAGATATTGTTCCAAATACTGGAAAATTTCAAGTAGATTATTCAATTAGACAGGATTATGGTTGGTTAACTGATAGTGGAAAAATTAATGAAAGTTATCAGGTAACAAGTGATAATGATTATTATCAAAATCTTTCATATTCTGTTAGAAGTTCAATTCAATTTAATGATTTAGTAGATCCAGTAAATCGTTTATTGCATACTGCAGGTTTAAAGAATTTTGCAGATGTTCAAATTGAATCTAGATCCGGTATTGCTTCATATACACAAACTACAAATGATTTAATTGTTCTAGATGTAGTTGAAGAAAAGAGAGTTGATACTATTAATAATTTCGATTTAACCATCGATATCGATACTTATGAAAATAAATCAAAATATCTTAAATTAAAAAATAAAAAACTGACAGATTATATTAGTTGTATTAGTAACAGAGTTTTAATTGTTGATGACGTAAGTAATAGATTTTCCAATAAAGAAAGTTCAAAAGATCCATATGTGGATATTTCTACTCTTGAAGATTCTTATTACAAATATCTTGTTCAGATAATTGATCCTAATAGTTCTTCCCGTCAGTTAACTGAATTGGTAGTTCTTTCTAATGATGATGATGTCTTTACTTTAGAAAAGGGAACACTAACAAATACAGAAATTGAATTAGGGGATTTGATTGGAAGTATCGATACTTTTGATTCAAAATCTTTAAGATTTTTACCTAATGACATATTCGATACTGATTATGATATTAAAGTTCTTCAAAGTAACTTTAATTCAAATATTTCAGGTATTAATACTCAATCGGTAGGATTTGTTAACTTAACCGGATCAAATAGTGTTGTTGGTGTTGGATCTACAGCAACTATTATTTCAATCGAAAAGGATACAGTAGAATCATTATTCGTAAATATACAAATTCTGAACACTGTTACAAATAGGATGAATTATGTCGAATTATTCTTAGATCATGATGGAAATGATACTTACCTTGCAGAGTATTATTTTGATAGTAGTTCTGGTATCACCACTCAATTTATTGGTTCATTTAATCCAGTTATTAATGGATCAAAACTATCCTTAGAATATGCAAATAATGATATAAATTCAATTCTTGTTAGATCTAAAATAGTTGGATTTGGGACAACTTCAATTGGAATTGGTACTTATAGATTTACATCTATAAATCAACCAGATGGTTCTGAAAGAAGTGCTTATTTAACATCCAATTACAATATTTCATCTACAGTATCTGATATTATTGGTATTAATACTGATAATTCAACAAGTGTCAAGTCACTTGTTTATGTCTCTTATGGGCAAACTAGTGCATTACATCAAGTGATGATGATTCAAGATAAATTTGATGTATATACTTTACAATATCCATTTCTTTCTATCGGGAGTACATCTGGAATTGGAACTTTTGGAGGAGAAATAGTAGGATCTAATGCAATACTGAGATTCTACCCAGATTCTTCAATTTCTGCGAATTTACAAATTCAAAGTTATAATGAAGTATTATATACCGAAAATGATTATAATAATGAACCAGAAATCTTGAATTTTGGGACAGCAACTGAAGAAATTATCCTTTCAGCTTTTGATAGTATTAATGGGGATAGATCAAATAAACTCGATTTTGATTTAAACTATGGTGGAATTCCAATCTATAAAAAAATCTTTAATCCATCAGATACTTCAGTTTTGGATACATCAACTGGAATATTTACTATTAAAGATCATTTCTTCAGTAATGCAGAACAATTAGTATATACACCAAAATCATCTTTTATTGGTGTAGGTGAGACTAGTGTTGGAATTGGAGCAACATTAAATTCTTCAGGAATTGTTACTAATCGTTTACCATCTGATGTGTACGCAATTAGTATAAATTCAGATCAATTCCAATTATCAACTAGAAAAGATTATGCTTTAGCGGGCATTTATGTTACATTTACTTCTTTTGGTCAAGGAAATGTTCATGAATTGGAGATGAGTAAGAAACTCGAAAAATCAATTATTTCTATTGATGGTGTAGTACAAAAACCAATAACATTTACACCTATTTCACATAAACTAGAAAATAATGGTGGACAAATCAGCGTTGGTACAACTTATTTTGCATTAAGTGGTATTTCTACATTAAAACCAAAGGATTTGATTAAAATTGATCATGAGTATATGAATATAGTTTCTGTTGGATTAGGAACGACAAGTATTGGTCCAATTTCTGGAATAGGATCTGTACCAATTGTTCAAGTTGAAAGGGGATTTGTTGGATCTTCAGTAACAACTCACACTGATTCTGCAGAAGTTAGAGTTTATAGAGGTTCATTTAATATTGTGGGAAGTAAAATTTATTTTACAGCACCACCTAAAGGTAGTGGTAGAGTGAAGAGAGATTTTTCAAATCTTCCTTTCCCAACTTCAAATTTTGCAGGTAGAGTTTATTTAAGAAATGATTATTCTACTAATGTAATATACGATGATGTAGCAGATCAGTTTACTGGTATTGGACAAACATATACATTAAAAGTACAAGGAATTAATACTACAGGTATTCAAACTGGTAGTGGAGTTTTATTCATTAATGATATTTTCCAAACACCTACTACTACAAATAATTCAGGAAACAATTATGAATTTTTTGGATCTGTTGGTATTTCTAGTGTAGTATTTACTGGTATTACATCCAGCAATGGAAGCATCATTAAAAATGATTTTGATGTTAATCAAAATCAACTCCCAAGAGGTGGAATTATTGTTTCCTTAGGATCTACACCAGGATTGGGTTTTGCACCTCTTGTAGGATCTTCTGTGACCTCTGTAGTGAGTTCTGGATCTATTGTTTCTGTTGGTTTAGGAACAACTGATATTCTTGGTTCTGGTTATAATGGAATTGTTTCTATCGGTGTTACTGAAATTGGTCATATTGGATATGGAGCAACCATTACTGCAACGGTAGGTGCTGGCGGGACTCTTACTTTCAATGTTGTATATGGAGGTACTGGATATACAAATCCAACTATCCAAATTTCATCACCATCATATGAAAATCTTCCTGTTATTGGAGTTTCTAGAAGAGGTATTGGTAATACTACAGATACTGGATCAAATTTATTAATAACTTTAGATGTTGGTGCAAGTTCAACAACTGGAATTGGTTCTACATTATTTGAAGTTTCATCATTCAGTATTTCTAGACCAGGATATGGATTCCAGATTGGCGATGTATTCAAACCTGTAGGTCTAGTAGTAGATAGAAATCTTTCCAATCCAGTAAGTGAATTTGAATTGACGGTTCTTGATACATTTACTGATTCATTCTCATCCTGGCAGTTTGGTGAACTGGATTATATCGATTCAATTAAAAATTTACAAGATGGATCTAGAATTAGATTCCCATTATATTACAATGGACAATTATTGAGTTTTGAAAAAGATTTATCAAATCCAAGTTCTGTAGATATTGATTTGAATTCAGTTCTTCTCATTTTTATTAATGGAGTAATTCAGGAACCTGGATCAGCATATCAGTTCGAAGGTGGTACATCATTTACATTCTCAAATGCACCTATAAATGAAGATGAAATTTCAATTTTCTTCTATAGAGGAACTAGAAACGTAGATAGTGCTAGTGTTAATGTTAATGAATCTGTAAAAATTGGAGATCTTGTTCAGGTATTTAAAAATGATTTGTATACAGAAACTATCACTCAAGATATAAGAAGAATTGATAATATACCAGGATCAGATAAATTAGAAACTAATGTATATACTGGATTAGGAATTGATGAAATTAATTACAGACCATTTAGTTGGACAAAGCAAAAAGTGGATAGTATAATTAATGGAGACTATGTTTATAAATCTAGAGATTCTATTGAACCACAAATATACCCGACTGCAAAAATAATTAAAAATATTTCAAATATATCAAATGAAATATTTGTAGATAATGCAAAATTCTTTAATTATGAAGAAGATAATTATTCAACTACTATTAATAATTTTGAAGCTTTGATTGTTCAAGGAACAGATTCAGTATCTGCAGGTATGACTGCTGTAGTTTCTGTTGGAGGAACAATACAATCTCTTGTAATTACTAATAGTGGATCTGGATATATTGGAACAACATTATCTGTTAAAATTTCCTCCCCTCAGCAAATTGGAGTTGGAATTGGTACAATAGCATCTGCATCAGTTTCAATTGTAAACGGGCAAATTGCATATCCAATTACTATTACAAATTCCGGATTTGGATATAGTCGAAATAATCCACCTCAAGTTATTGTAGATAGTCCAAATTTAAATTATGAATTAGTTACAAATATTACTGGTGTTGAGGGTTTCTCTGGAATTATTACTGGTATAACTACGACCACTGGAATATACGGCAATCCTTTAGCGTTAAAGTTTTATATTAATACTCCATCACTCGTAGGTCTAGCAACTGGATATCCGGTTTATATTTTCGATACCTTAGTTGGTAATACAGTAACCTCTATTGATAGTGGAGAATCTTCTATAGTTGGTATTGGTACAACTTGTTTAGATAACATTTATTATATTCATAATTTAATTCCAGATGGATCTAATGCTGAGATTATTACAAATATAAGTTCAACAACTAATATTTCTGGAATAACAACTAGTGGATCTTTACTAGGTCGATTCTCTTGGGGAAGATTTTATAATTTAAGTAGATCTGCAAATCCAATTTCTATTGGAGTTACCGGATTGACGGTTGATTCTGGATTATCAACATTTGCAAATATTCAAAGAAAGGGATATGGATTGAGAGATACTGGTGCAATAAGAAAGATTGTAGGATAGTATAAATAGAAAAAAAAGTATTAATATGTCGGCAATTGTAACAGATCAGTTTAGAATACTGAATGCAAATAATTTTGTAGAATCTGTTGAGAATCCTGTAAATTCCTATTATATCTTTTTAAGTCTACCGAATCCCACACAAGTTGGATTCGGTAGATCTACCACATGGGATTCTAATACACCAACACCTATTGATAATTTTAATTATCAGAGTCATGTTTATGACACGATGTTATTTGGAAAAAAAGTAACATCATCCAATATTAGAAGGATTGTTAGAAGAATCGATTGGGCAAAAGGTACTCGATATGAAATGTATAGGCAGGATTATAGTGTAACTTCACCTTCTCCTATTACACAATCATCTAGACTGTATGATTCTAATTATTATGTAATGAACTCCGATTATAAAGTTTATATTTGCATTAGTAATGGATCATCTGGTTCAAACTCAGTAGGAAATGCTTCACAGGATGAACCAACATTTACAGACTTAGAACCTTCAAAGGCAGGTGAAAGTGGAGATGGATATATTTGGAAATACCTTTTTACTGTTACTCCCGGAGATATCGTAAAATTCGACTCTACTGAATATGTAAGTGTTCCTAATGATTGGTCAATTTCAACAAACGCACAAATACAAGCAGTTAGAGAAAATGGAGACTCTAGTATTAATAATAATCAAATAAAAAAGGTTTATATTGATAGTAGTGGTTCTAATTATTCAAATGGTCTTGGACAAGAAGTAAATATTCTTGGGGATGGGCAAGGAGCAAAAGTATTAATCGATGTTGTTAGTGGGAAAGTTGTTGATACAACAGTTTCATCTGGTGGAAGTGGTTACAGTTATGGAATTGTGGATTTGGGATCTATTAATGCTTCTGCAACAGGATCTTTTGCCGAACTAATTCCAATTATTCCACCATCAAAGGGTCATGGATTTGATATATACAAAGAATTAGGAACAGACAAAGTTCTTCTCTATGCAAGATTTGATGATTCAACAAAAGATTTTCCAATTGACACCAAATTTGCTCAAGTTGGAATTGTAAAAAATCCGACTTCAATTGGATCTACTGCTACATTTACTGATAGT